GGACCGGAGTGCAATAGCAGATAAAAAATCAATGTACAATAATATCAAAATACATCTTGTTATTTTCTTTATCCCAGACGATTTGATCAACAATAGTCCGGATAAGCATGCCTTTTTCTTCATATCCAACATCCGGATCCTTGAGTACGTCATTCACAGATTTAATCTCTTTCAACACCTCTGATTTATCTGTAAACTTTTCTTTTTTCTTGTGCAGTAGGTTGTGAAGTTCAAACTCTAACTTTGATCGATCATCATTCAGACGCTCTTTATTTTCTTTGTATTCCTGAAGAGAGTCAATTCCACTTTCATAAGCATCATGGATTCGTTTGCTTTTCATATCTATCCGGGATAACTCTTTGTGAATCTGATCAACTGTAACTTCATTATTGACAGAACAATTACTTTTCCGGACATAAGAAAAGTCAGCACCTTCAAGAATCTTGTCAAAATATTCAATAACAGCTTCTTCAGCCTTTTTTACCGGAATAGAAGAAGTGCCTCTGTGATAGCCCTTTGCATATTGCCAGCAGTTGAAATAATGATAGCCATCTTTGCCGCCACCGGTATAGGCAAGAGTGGCACCACAGATTGAACATTTTAAAAGCCCAGACAACCAGTGTCTACATGTGGATACGCTACGGGACTTAGCTGGGCGCATCCTGGCCTGGATCAGCTTTTGACGCTCTTGAAAACGTTCTTTCGAGATTCTGACCTCATGAGAACCTTCAAACTCCATTCCATTCCATGTGACTGTCCCACAGTAAAAAGGATTTCGTAAAATACGGTCAATACTTCTTCGTTCAAAGAGGTTTCCACGCTTAGTGCGATATCCTAGATCATTGCACTTCCTTGCTATAGCGGTTTCATCCATGTTTTCGCAATCGTATAAATTCATAGCATAGGACACAATAGCGTAGCTGGCTTCGTCAATCACGAATGGCTTTCCGCCGCCGACCGCCTTATAACCAAGGGGAGGGGTACTCTGATAACCATGGCGCAAAGCTTTCTCTTTCATGCCACGCTTTACCTCACCGGAGAGCCGTATGGAATAATATTCATCCATCCATTCGATAATACGTTCGATAAGAGAACCAAACGGACCGTCTACGAGCGGCTCAGAGATACTGATAACTTCCACATCATCTTTCTTGAGCATACTTTTATATACGATGGATTCTTCCTGGTTTCTAGCAAACCTAGAGAATTTCCATACCAGTATCACATCAAAGGGATGAGAGGATTGTTTTGCCGTTGCAATCATTTTCTGAAACTCTGGACGTTTTTGGGCGTGACGGCCGGAAACACTCTCACAGAAAATAAATTCTTCACAGGTTATGAGATTGTTCTTCTTTGCGTATTCCAGCAACAATCTTTTTTGAGCATCCGGAGACAATTCCGCCTGATCTTCTGTGGAAACACGGACATATAAAGCAGCCATTCTTTTTTGCATTTTATCACCTCGGTTAAAATTATGTAAAAAAGGGTACAAAAATAACAGCGCACAAACGTTCTGCTTGTATGCTGTTTCCGAAGATGATACAATATTTTTGCGAAATGAGGTATCTCTTCGGAGATCCACCACCGTCCCGGTATTGGCGTACTGGGGCGGTTTTTATTTATTTTGATTCAGATTCAATTAAAGATAAAGTTTGCCTATATTCTTTTGCAACGGGAACTTTTGTAAAGTTTGCAATGTCATTAAAGTTATCATGAACAACCTTTTCAATCTCATCAAGAGATACATGGAAAAATTCTTTTCGAAGATTTACACGGTTGACGCTTTGTTTTTCAAAGTGTTTATGTAAGAGAGTTTCCAATTCCGGTGCATTTTCAGAAAAAATCATAGCATGTACATCAAATTCAAATGGAACCGAAGCACTGCTGAGCTCCTTTATTCTATCCATGGGTTCGAGACGACGTGTCATTCCAATTTTATAAATATCTTCTCCGAATGAACCAATATTTGAAATAACATACACAAATCCGGCTTTTGCATTCGCTTCTCTGTCCAGTACATTTTTCTTATCGGCCTCTAAATCTCGTAATTTATCTTCAAGTTCTTTGATTTTATCAATGTATAATTGTTTTTCAACATCACTGGAAGTTTTTTGCATATATGCCATAAGCTTTTTTACTTCGTTATTAAATTGATTACAGTCCTTATCAATTTTAGCTTTCTGACGTTCAATTTCACGGCGTACCTTTTCTTCCTCTACCATTTGCTCTTTAATAGCTTTTTGCCGTTCTTTTTCTTGCTGTTGTTTTAACTGAAAAGTATATGTTAAATTGAGTTCTTCTAATTTTATCTCAAGTAGCTTAGAATTTAAAACAACGCCATCGATTTCAAAAATCTTATTGAGACTCTCAAAAGATTTTGCTATCTTGGATCGTACAGAATCAATATTTTTGACAGACAAATTTAATAATAAATTTGTACACTCAGCCTGAAAACACCGCAAAATCTGTTTTTTGTTATCATTAGTAGCTTTCCTCGAACTTGAAAATGAAATATCAAAAGCATTGCCGGACTTTATTAATTCTTGTTCTTCATTCTTTAAAATGACAAGCTTACTTTTACAATCTTCCGAGAAAAGTCCATCATATTCAGCAAAATTATAGTGATCTACAAGAACCGCAGCAGTTAACTGGTCAGATTCCTGGGATAAGTTACTTATTTCTTGTTTTAACAGGTCTATTTGTTGAGTGTACTCTGTTTCTTTAAGAGATAACTTATTCCAATTTACTTTATACTGATTCTCCAAAGAGGATTCTTTTTCGTGGTATTCATCATCTAACTGTTCCTGCTTATCGGAAAAATCTTTCTCCAACTCTATTTGCTTATTGGAAAAATCTTCTTCAAGTTTGTTTGTTTTTGCAACTATTTCATCATATGTACCATATGCAGATAGCAATCTTTTGTTATCTTTCGCTTGAATAATAATTAATGCAATACCAATAACAAGTATTATTAGTCCAGCGATAGGTACCATTACAATGAAAAAGAATGCAATGAAGAAAAGTAATGCAATAAACCATGTTTGTAAGTACCATTTCTTTTTCATTAGTGTATTCTCCCTTTAAAATATAATATGCATAAATAATACGACGTTCCTTACAGAAAATCGCTTATTTGCGTTCTTTATTATAGAATAAAAAAGGTGTTGCCATAATGACAACACCTTTAAGATGATCCAAGCAACAAGATGGGCGGCGTATCCATCATCTCAGGTACTCTTACGAGTGTGTCGGGGGCCTTTCCGACCTTTGCTACTTGGTTATTACTCTATGCCATCATTATAAGAAAATATTCTCTGTTTGTCAAATTTTTTTAACCGGCCATTTTTAATCCCGTGTTGTAATTTTCCAGAAGTAATGGTATGTAATGTGGCAATATAGAGATAATCTGCTGTTATATCGAGCTTTATGCCTATTTGCACATTTTCACTCATTATTTTCACCAATTCAAAGCTCGTTCCTTTTTCGTTTGGATTCACTCCGATATAGTCGGGGGCTTCAACAATAGAAGATAAAAAGGATAAGTACGGAAGACATTCAGGATGTCTTTTTTCAATATGCTTCTGCAAACCTTCTGATTGATAGATAAAATCTTGCTTCAGGGGTATCGGAAGATACTTATTAAATTGAGGATTAAAAGGAGCGGCTATAAATATCTTTGGTTTCATCTTTACTCCTGATACGTAGTTCGATTAATCGTTTGTGGTATCCGGTCATTCTGGAAATCTGATCAACAGTAAATTCTCTGTATTCATCAAAGAATGAATCCGGTAGCAGTAGCTCCATAGCAAATTTGTTTGCTTCGATTTCTTTTTTTGAATTCAATAAAAGCGTTTTATTTCTAATAAAGTAACAGTTCTCTTTCCGGTGCAGGAGAGCATGACCGAGCTCATGAGCCATGACCAGACGTTGTTCGTGTTCCGGAAGATTTCCATTAATGAATATGTAGCGGTGATTTTTCAGGAACATGTAGCATCCTTCGAATTGCAGGTTACAGATCTGGTAGAGAATACCAAGCTGATCGGCAATGGCGAAAGGGTCTGATGTTCCTGTTTTTCTTTTATAGTACGAAACGATCTTCTTGATGTCACGATTCAAGCATCTCACCTACTTCTTATATTTCTTTGGCGTGTATTTTTCTTTGTTGATGATCTTCAATCGCTTCAGGGCAATTTCTAACTCATCCCGGAACAGCTCTGCGGCATCTGGGCTAAGCTCTTCACCGTTGTAACTGGCAGGGCCGTCCTCACCGGCAGTGAGTTTCTCCATGATGTTGTCCAGGTCTTTGGCGATGTCACGGTTGTCTTTTGGAGTAAGAGAAGAGGCATCTGAACCGTTTACCAAATAATCTACTGTAACATTAAAGTAATCAGCAATTTTCTGGAGTCGTTCAGCCGATGTTTGGCTATTACGAAGTTTTCCAATAGATCCACGTCCAAACCCAAGCTCTTTTTCTAAGGCTGTAACAGCAATACCCCTTTCTTTACACAATGTTTTAATGGTTTCGTATGTAGACATGATTCCTCCTTAAAAAAAGTAGAAAAAGTTCTACAATTCTATTGACAACGTAGAAAATCAGCTATATAATGCAAATATAACGTAGAAAATCTTCTACGAAATAAAGAGAATGTAGAAAATAGTTTGTAATTAATTTGTGATTATCTTGATTATAGAATATTTTCTACATTAAGTCAATATAAAAGTAGAATATTTTCATCTTAGAAAGGAGGAGAAACGTGATTTACGATAACATCCGAACTATCTGTGAAAAGAAGAACATTTCTATTAAACAGGTAGAGCGAGAACTGGGCTTTTCAAACTCAAGCATCTGTAAATGGAATGAATGCGAGCCAAGTGTTTGGAAAGTACAGAAAGTAGCAGATTATCTTGGAGTAACCATGGAATATCTTTTGTCAGATCAGAAGGAGGCGAGTTGAAAATGCTGATTAATATAAAAGGAAAAACAGAAGTGCTACAGGATCTGGAAAAAGCAAAAAAGCTGATTGATGAAGCTGGAAAGATTCTGTACCACATGCCAACAAAAATTGAATTTGAGGTAGGCGGTACAGAAAAAGAATCAGATGCTATTCGGCCTGATTTAGATAATCAATAATTTCAGAGAACATATAGTGACAATTCCTGGAAAGAGTGTCAAAAAGACTCTGATATTCAGGTGGAATAGAAGGATCATTGATCATTTTTTGAAACTCTGCGGAATAATGGTCAAGATGTTCGCGAAGATCATTGGTTGTGATTTTTTCCATAGAAATCGCTCCTTTCATTTTACTCAGGCATGGCAGTGCCCTGTATATACAGAATAGGAGCGCACCGTCGAAACTGCAAGAAAAAGCGTTCGACAAAGTAGTGAAAATTTTATAAACACAAAAATCAATACATTCATAAGATACAACAGAGGTGATAAACATGAAAGATATTGAATTTATCACAAGAATCCAGGTAAACGGAGAAAAAAGAGAGCTCACAAAAGAAGAAGCGTCGGAGTTGATCCTCCGGCGTGTAAAAGAAGCCCTGGAAGGAATGAACTACGAAAAGACAGCATAAAGGAGGAGCACATGACAGCACAGCAGGTAAACAGATACATAGATCTGGTTAACAGACGAACGGACATCCTGAACCACAGCGGAGTGGACTGGAATTGAACCAGATCGAGAAGAAACTTGCAGAGCTCCGCCCTCTGGTGGATGAGGAACATAAGAAAAGAGGCAAAAAATGAAACGAGATGCGATCATATCCCTTTTTATAGCCCTTCCAATAGCGAACCTTCCATTTTGGCAGTGGAGAAGCCCGGCAGAGATGATCCTAATGGCAGGGCTGTTCTGGCAGGTGGCGTTTGTGGCCGTGGTTGGGACAGGGTATCAGAAACGATAAAGAAAAAGAGCCCTGGGAGCGGCAACTCCTGGGGCCCAATGGACGTAGTATTTCCCGAATATTACGTCCTCATTATACAAAAATGCAGGAGGAAAATCAATGTTTGAAAACGAAATGAAAGAAATTCTTGATCTGGTGCTTGAAATCAGCACAGAAACAGATGTCAGTGTGTCATATGACTATGACAGTGAAAACAAAATTCTTGGTGTTTTGGCAGAGGGAAAGCTGTTTACTGTGTCAAACGGCAAGTTCCTGGTAGACGAGGCGGACGAATGCAAACGCTATCTTGTCAAACTGGGCGGAGCAAGTTTCAGAAGAAAGCAGCTGAGAGCACTGAAACAGCTGCATAGTTCGGAAATCGCAGAATGTATCAATGAGCTTCTCCAGGAGCTTCAGAAAAGAGATGATCCGATCCTTGACCATGAGAATCCAGAGATGGCTTTGAACCGGATCGAGTACCATGCCGCCGGTGGATGGCTTCCTGGAGGAAGAACAACTCCGGCCACAGGAGATAGATCAGATAACCTGTATTGCTTTTTTGAGGAGGTACCGGAATGCTGAAGAAATTTGATGAGATGCGGAAGGTTGATGTCCTTCCGTTTTGTGAGAAGCGTGATGGGATGCTTTATCTAAACTGGGCAAAGTGCATTGATATTCTTCATGAGCATGGTGCTGAAAAGGTCTATTTTGTCCCAATCCCGAATGAACGGACGGGAGGAAGCCTTTACTATTCAGATGTTATTTTTACGGACAAGAACGGTGTAACAAATAGAGCTTATGAAACCAGGATTAAGGTAGTGATCGATGATGCGGAATATATCATGCAGTCCCCGGTAATGAACGGAAGCAATCCGGTAAAAGACAATTCCATGAGCCAGCAGAGGGTGTGGAACAGCATGTGCCGTTCTTTTGTGAAATGCGTAGCCATACATACAGGGCTGGGATTCAATCTCTGGCTGAAGGAGGAACACAGGCCATTCAGCAATGAAATTCCCGGTGAGGATCCACTTGCTACACCTGCACAGCTTAAAACAATTAAGAGCTTAGGACAGAAACATAAGATCAACTTAGACTACTGGATACGGTCCAATGGAAAGACCTGGGAAAACCTCACAGAAACTGATGCGGGTAATATGCTGAATGCTTTAAAAGAGAAATATGGTGATGATTAATGGAATTTAAAGGAAAGCTTTCTTCAATGTTCCGGGATATAGTAACTGGGAAATGGAACCTTTCATTTTCTACGGACCAGAACATTGCTGAGGCGGCACAGACCTTCTCTGGTAAGGACATAGATGTAAAGCTGAAGCAACACAGGGAAAAGCGGTCCCTGGATGCAAATGCCTACTATTGGTGCCTTCTGACCAAACTGGCAAAGATCCATGGCTGGAGCAATGCAGAAGCCCACGACCGAATGTTACGGGACTACGGGCAGTATGAACGGGTGGAGGGACAGCTGATCGCTGTTCCCCTTCCGGACACAGATCAGACAGAAAGAGAAGTCCTGAGCAAGATGGAGTACCACCTGGCATTGTCCCCGAAAGTTACAGTCATGAAAGGCGAGACAAAGCGTGTGTATCTCCTTCTGAGAGGCTCCAGCACTTACAACACAGAAGAGATGGCCAGGCTGATCAGCGGACTGATCGAGGAATGCAGATATTCCGGAATCCCGGATAGTGAGATCATGACACCATTTGAGAAGCAGAAATTATATGAGCAATACGGAATAGGAGAAAAACATGAACAGCAGAAGTAAGGGAGCCACCGGAGAACGGGAAGTCGCAAGCATCCTCCGGGGCTATGGATATAAAAAAGCCAGGAGGGGGCAGCAGTATTGCGGATCCAACGGCGATGCGGATGTGGTTGGCCTTCCTGGTATCCATATCGAAGTAAAGAGAAGAGAACGTCTTAACATATACGATGCAATAGATCAGGCCAAGAGAGACAGGAAACCGGAGGAGCTTCCGGCAGCGTTCCACCGAAAGAATCATTGTGAGTGGCTTGTGACTATGACACTGGAAGACTGGATGCAGTTATACAGGGAATGGGAGGCTGGTTATGGATTATGTGAAGATCAGCAGGAAAATCCTTGAATGGGAATGGTACACCGACATCAACACCAAGGTGCTGTTCCTGCATATCCTTTTAAAAGCGAACTGGAAGCCTGGAAGGTTCCAGGGGACAGACGTTCCGAGAGGATCGTTTGTCACATCTCAGCAGAATCTTGCTCTGGAAACTGGCCTCACACTTAAGAATGTGAGAACGGCACTAAAACATCTGGAAAATACAGGCGAGGTGGCAGTCAACCGGCACCCGAAATTCAGCGTAATTACAATAAAAAACTACGATAAGTACCAGTCAGGTGGCAGTCAAGTGGCAGTCAACGGGCAGTCAGGTGGCAGTCAAGTGGCAACAATAGAAGAAGGGAAGAAGGAAAGAAAGGAAGAATATAATAAATCTCCTAAAGGAGATTATGAGAGTAGAACTCCGGAAAGCAGCATCTATGCCACGATTCGTGAATTATACAATTCCGTTTGTGGGTCGTATCCCCGCCTGGTAAAGATGTCTGATGCAAGGAAAAAGGCGATCAATGCCAGATTGAAGACCGGATACACTCTTGATGACTTCCGGAAACTGTTTGAAAAGGCAGAGGCTTCCGACTTCCTGAAAGGCGCCAACAAACGTAACTGGTCAGCTACTTTTGACTGGATGATCTGCGATTCCAACATGGCAAAAGTCCTTGATGGAAACTACGATCCGAAAGATCAGGGAGGAATGAATGATGAACCAGAACCAACAAACTCAGTCCAGCTCTGGTGAGTGTCCGGTATGCCATGGGACAGGCTGGGAGCTGTACAGAGCAACGGTACTTGATTACGGGCTTCCGGAAGAAGTTACATACGCACGGAGATGCCCGAAATGCAAAGGACAGTTCCGGGGTGAGGACAGGACAGGCACCCCGAAAGAATATCATGACGCAGACCTGACAAAGTTTGATTTCGGCATGTACTCACATGACATGGGCAAGATGCAGGATCTGTGTCACAACTTCCTGGATCATTTTCAGAAATGGGAGATGGCAGGAAAAGGGCTGTATCTGTGGAGCCGGACACCTGGAAGCGGCAAGACCTTCCTGGCCTGCTGCCTGGCCAAATCGGTGATGATGAAATATAACCTGTCGATGCGGTTTATCACAGCTCCGGATTATATCGACATCGTTGGGAACAGCTACAAGCGGGAACGCGGGGAAGAAGATCCGAGTCAGATCTACCGTGAGTGCGGGATTCTGGTCCTTGATGATATCGGAGCACAGGCAGATAAGGACTGGCACAGACAGGAGATTTTCCGGCTGGTCAATAAGCGCATGGAGGACGGGAACATTACAATTTACACCTCAAACATGAGCACTGATGCACTGAATGTAGACAACAGGACCCGGGACAGGGTCATAAAAACAAGTATAGAGCTTCGGATGCCGGAGGAAAGCATCCGGAAGAAACAGGCTGCCAGGGAGCAGAAGACATTCCTGGCAAGTGTGATGGGATAAGGAGGACTATGGTTTGACGATGAGCCCGAACAAAGAAAACCTGAATGGATGCAAAGAGCAGACAAGGAACGAAGACGAAGGCATAGACAGCATTCTTGAAGCTTTTGAGACATACGTGTGTGACGAGCTGTGCTGCCATCGTGGAGAAAAGCTGACACAGGAAGAAATGGACTGGTACTGCTGCCATTGTGAGTTACAGCAGTACACGGACAAGATCCGCGAAGAGTATGAGAAGGTCAATGACTTTGGCAAGAGCCAGGCAGGTCAGCTTATGAACAAATATCGCAAGATCACACTCTGCAAAGACTGCGGGTATCGCGGAGGGATAAACAAGCCTCACTGTGCAGGAAAAATGTCCGGAATTGCGGGCGTTTTGACAGAAGGCGATGGATGCAGCAGAGGAATTGAGGAGAAGTAAGGGAGGACGCAAGATGTTACAGGAAACGAATTTGGATAAGGCATTGAAAATGGTACTGGCTGGGAAACCGGTACTGGCAGCAGTGAAAAAGACCGGTGATATCACTTCAACAAAATACACATTCCGGTTACTGAATGAGATCCTGGAGAAATATATTTTTCTGATCCAGGTACCGGCGGTTGAGGATCCTGAGTTCAAAGAGAAGGTGACAGAAATGGTTCAGAATGTTCCAGCTGTAAATATCGTGGAAGGCCCAGAAAAAAAACAGACAGATAAGCCGAACAAGATCGTACATTGCGAAGAAAGAGGATATTCAGGATTTCTGCATATCCGTTGTAAATGCGGAGCAGAAAAGAGCTTCTTTACAAAAGTGGGGCTGAGTTCTTTCAAATGCACTGAGTGTGGAGAGCGAACAGACCTGAAAGATTTGAAACTTGCGTTTCTTAGTTGTGAATGTGGGGAACATCTCCGGTATTTCACAAATGAAGCAGAAAGAATGTTCGATCTGAACTGCCTGGACTGTGGCCAGCCAGTAGCAATGAAATACAACGAGAAAAAGAAACGGTACGAAACAATCAGGGGATAAAGTGTAGGAGAAAAAATGGACGCAGTAGAAAGTAAATGGTATGAGATGGACATGTCTCTGAATGATGCAAAAAAACTTCTTTCATCGAACATCAAAAACATGTCGAGGAGCTTTATTGCCGCCGGATATTACATGAAATATATCCGGGACCGTGAATTATTCCGGGACGGTGGATATAGCAGTATCTGGGAGTTTGCGGAAGACCAGTATGGAATCAAAAAGTCAGCAGCAAGCCGTTGGATGGCAATGAATGACAAGTTTTCCAAAGATGGAAACAGCCCTATCCTGGATGATAAATACAAGGATTTCAACAAAAGCCAGCTGCAGGAGATGCTGTATCTGACAGATGATCAGATAGAAGAAGCTGAACCGGAAATGAGTGCAAAGGAAATCCGTGCAATCAGGAAACCTCCGGAAGTAGAAGTTATTGCGCTGGCGCAACAGATAGATGATCAGATCCCTGGCCAGGACAGTATTGATCGACATCCGGAATACATGCCAGGAAAAATGACTATTGAAACAGCAACCGGACAGAACCGGCCGCCAGAGAACGAGATTCCAATCACACCGGAACTGCAGATAGAACGCTTTTTCGAAGCCCTGAACAGAGGGGATAAAGAACGGGTTCTTACGTGTGAGATAAACGCGATAACTTATTTACTGGAAGCCCGGTATCAGGATGTCAGAATCAGGAACGGTAATTTCAATTATCAGGCAAATTCAACCGGAATCATGTTCAATCCTGGAAGTTACATGGAATGTGCCTTTACATGGAATGAACTGGCTCATGAATTGATAAAGCGGTTTGGAAAGAAACGGAAACCGGTCAAGATGACATCTGTAGATACACCAGAGAAGCCGAAAAAGAAGGATAACGAAGTATCAGGTCCGGCAAAATGCATCACCGGAAAAAGTAAATCAGGAATTTGCGGGGCAGCAGCTTACTGTAACACAGAATATAAATGTTGTGTACAGTGCACGGATGATTGCAACGGCCGGTGCGGATGGTTGGAAGAACGCTGCCAATCAGCAGCAGAAACGCCGGACGAAAAGCAGCAGGATTCTGACGATTACAAAACATCCATCGAGATGCTTCCAGAAAACCGGACGGAGCATCTGAGGGAACAGCCACCTCTTCCAGATATGAGAAACAATGATCAGCGTAAACAGTGGCTGAGGGAATACAAATCTTGGGGGCTCTGGTACACAGATCCTCATATTGGAGTACGGTACTACAAGTACGATTTCAATAATGGCGCCCGTTTGATAGCAGAAGAATACGATCCGGAGCCAAGAAAAGAAAGCTGGTGGGTGCCAACAGAACCATATTTCCTGCATCTTGTAGGCGGACCGGAACCAGAAAGATCTGGGGGCGTACCGAAATGGACATACCATTCGAAATATCACAAATTCCCGAACTCAGAAACAGAGCTGGTTGAATTCCTGAAGGAGGTACAGAAAAATGGCTAAACTTGATCAGTATATGCAGGGCCGCACAGAGGGTATGGAACTGGCACTGCGTATAGCAAAAGACAAAGGAATTAAGGAACTGGAAAAAGAAGTCCGCTTCCGGCAGAAAACAGGAATCAGCCTGAACGTAACCAGGCAGGAGCTGAACAAAGCCAGTGACAAAATCAAAGAAATGACACTGGATACCTTTACACTACTTTCAGTAGCGGCACTGCATGATGTGTTCGGCTTCGGAAAACAGCGATGTGAACGCTATATGAAAAAAATGGAAGAAGGCGCCAGATACCTTATGGATGATTTGGCTACCTGGGATGATTATTCGAAAGAAGTAGAAAAACAGCTGGGTATCAAGATAGAGATCCACTGGAATGATTAAGGGTGTTTTCAAAATCCAAATATATCACAAATACATAAGGGGAGGCCCTGACCTCCCCGGAAAGGGGCAGAAATGTTATTCCCAAAACAGAAAAGTAAGAAAAAGAGAATGCGCCATCCGGCCAGCATCCTACACGATAAAAGCAGCAGGACCTGCTATCTCTGTGTTGCGCTTCACGATAACTGGAATGAACACAGGATCCTGGATGAGCATCATGTATTCGGAGGTCCGAACAGAACAAACTCAGAAGAGAACGGTCTGAAAGTATACCTGTGTCATAATCATCATATCTACGGCCCGGAGGCTGTACACAACAACGCCCGGATCCGGCACGAGATGCAGCGCATGGCACAGAGAGAATTTGAAAAGAGATATGGTCACGCAAAATTTATGGAAGTGTTCGGACGAAACTTTTTAGGTCCGTCAGGAGAGAATGATGAAGAAATGGTCAGAGCTGACAGAAAGAGAGATTAATCATAACAAAAAGAAACATTGAGAGAAATGCCTGTATTTTTCCAGAGGCGGAGACACAAACACGACTGGTTCCAGGTTCTGCGAATATCTTTTGATCACAGGTCACTCAAGGGGCTGCAGTCCGATGAAATGTAAAGAAAAAGAGATTTTCACACCCAGGCCAAAAGGCCAGCGCCGGGTAAACAGAGCAATCAGGATATCGTAAGGAGGAAAGATATGAAGACATGCAAAAACTGTATCGATAACGACGATGGTCTTTGTGATCGTAAAGGAATCCTTGTAGAAGACGGAGACCACTGTGACCGGTATCGGGAGGCAGAGAAACCCAGAATGAAGAAACATGAAAAGAAGTTGGACATTACTCCAGAGCTGGCACTGGCAGCATACAACACACTGATCCAGTTCTGTAAAAGCCAGCCGGCCAGTGAAGACGGAACCTGCAGCAGCTGCATCCTGTACCAGCACTGCCCAGGTACATCAAATCTTCTTCCGGAAGACTGGAAGGAGATACATTATCCATATTTGACAGGAAACACGATTCACTACATAAAGGCTGGTAAAGTCAAGCAGATTATATTTTCTAGCCGGGAAGATGCAGAGGAAAGGCTCAGAGAGATGAAAGAAGGTGTGAAATGAGCTACAAGAACAATGAAGGTTATCCAGATCCGACAGCTGGTAAAGCGGTCCGGTCAGCAGGCAGGATGCCGACACACATTTATAACGCCTTTTGTGTCCTGAATAATACGGCAGGTCTGCTGGGATTAGAGATTACAGGTATACGGGATCGAAAAACAGGAAAAGAATGGAAGAAATAGAGAAAGCCGGGATCATACACGTTCCCGGCTAAAAGCATCGAAAGGGGAGGATACCAGTGGGCGAGATCAAGATCACCAGGAAGCTTCTGGATAACTACAGAAAGTTAAAGAGGGAAATACCGGTCCTCAGCATGGAACTGGCTGAAATGAAACAAGGGGAGGCCGGTCTTGGGAACAGTACGATATTTGATTACAGCACAGGATTCGCACGGCCACAGAGTGTAGTCGGATTCGACCAGGAGAGATACGATAGAAGAAAGAGAACATATGAACATAAAAAGGAGCAGGCGGCAGCAGTGGAACGATGGATCCAGAATATTGAAGATGGCCAGACAAGATATGTGTTCAAGGCATTCTATCAGCAAGGAATGACCTGGGAAAAAATAGCAGAAAAGACAGGATATTCCCAGAGTCCGGACTATCCGAGACTTTACATCAGGGATACATATTTGAAAAAATGTGAGATTAAGTAAAAAATATCGTTTATATCGGAAATATCGTTATACAATACAATAGAAGCCAAAGGCATAAAGGCCGGCGGCTTTTTTTACACATCTCCAACAAGGCGATGAAAAACATTGCCTTTCAATTACTGGTGGTACTCAGACTGAAAGGCAAGAAAAGATTTACAAATTGAAAAAGACCGGGTAGCTAGTCCGGTCTTTTAGATCTCTTACACTTCTCAATTAAAAACTATTTTTAACAATCTTATATATGATGACTGCAGATATAAAGCTAAAAACTCTATAATCGCAAGTCGAAATTATTTTCTGTATGTACATTGAGATATCCATCCAGAAAATGCCGAGAAGAAATAAGAGAAAATCCGCGTCCTGCGCCATCTTTAGGAATTTCATAAGATTTCCTCCTACGTGTTTATTTTGGGGCTTACACTAAACGAAAAGTTTAGATGCCCACGCAGTTTGGGATGGCAAACAACTATGTATACGCGAATGCAACAATGAACAATGAAGAGAAAAATCCAAAATCCCTTAAGATGGCGCTTAAGTTGCTAATTTTGTCCGTTTATAAACGGTACGATAAAATTTGTGCATGGTTTATGGTTTTCTCCTTTCTTATTTGTTTGTTGCAAAATTATTTTACCATATATTTACATATTTCGACAATAGTAAGTGATAAATTTACTAGGCACCCTTCGGGGTGCTTTTCTAATGCAATTTTTCCTACAGCGTGCACGGCACCAGCACATACATACTTTACGCATGGATTCACTGTATGTAAGTGTTAGAGCACCTCCTTTCGGCGTGGCAGCAATCGGCTGTCACTATGGTGCCGGCAGGACTGTAATTTACAAATATCAAAAACGAAACGAATGAGAGGTGGTGAGGCTTGCCAAGAGCACCAGATCAGAGAGTAGAAGAGGCCAGAAAGCTATATGCTTCTGGAGCGAAATTAATTGAAGTTTCTCAGAAGCTCGGAATCCCGGTAGGGACAATCCGAAGCTGGAAAAATAGATACAAATGGGATAATGCAACGTTGCAAAAGAATAAACGCAACGTTGCGAAAAAGAAGGGCGGACAGCCCGGAAATAAAAATGCGGAGGGGCATGGAGGAACCGGCCCGCCGGGAAATAAGAATGCAGTCAGGACAGGAGAGTTTGAAACTCTCTTTTTTGATACCCTGGAACCAGAAGAAAGAACGTTGGCAGAGATGATCAGGCCAGACAAAGAGCAGCTGCTTCTCAGAGAAATCCAGCTTCTTGCAGTCAGGGAACGCCGGATGCTGAAAAGAATCCAGTCTCTCCGTGAACTGGAGGCTCAGACTGGATCTGAAGAAGATTCGGTACCATCTGGAATATCTGTAACAGAATATACTTCCGGTATCGAAAAAGGAAAACTAACAGAACTTCGAAAGTATGAAGGCATCCTTGGCCAGATCCAGGCCATAGAGGATGCTCTGACCAGAGTGCAGGCCCGGCAGCAGAAAGCAATCGAGATGCTGCATAAGTTTGGTTATGACGATGCAAAGCTGGAACTTGCAACCATGCAGCTTGAATTTGAGATGCTGAAGCAGGATAACCAGGCAGAAGAGATCACAGATGATGGTTTCCTGGAGGCAATGAATGCAACAGCGCAGGATGTCTGGGGTGATGAGAATGTATGAAAAACTCAAAACTCTGAAAGATAAGCTGCAGAAGATGAAAACCAACAGAGCCAACAGGCAGATAGGCCAGACGTTTCATTTTTCTCCGTTCTCAAGAAAACAGAAACAGGTCCTGACCTGGTGGTGCAAAGAATCCCCGGTTCACGATATGGATGGAGTTATTGCCGATGGAGCAATCCGATCAGGAAAAACAATCAGCATGTCTTTATCATTCGTTATGTGGGCCATGAGTACATTCACTGGCCAGAACTTTGCCATGTGCGGAAAGACCATAGGATCCTTCCGGAGAAATGTTCTGTTCTGGTTGAAACTGATGCTTCGATCAAGAGGATATTCCATCACGGATCACAGGGCAGACAACCTTCTAACCATCCGAAAAGACGGAAAAGAAAACTACTTCTACATATTCGGCGGCAAGGATGAAAGATCTCAGGATCTGATCCAGGGAATCACGCTGGCAGGAGTGTTCTTTGACGAAGTTGCCCTGATGCCGGAATCCTTTGTGAACCAGGCAACAGGCCGATGCTCTGTGAAAGGTTCAAAATTCTGGTTTAACTGTAATCCGGATGGCCCGTATCACTGGTTCAAACAGAACTGGATAGATAAATCCATCGGATATCTGGGAAAAGAAGAAACAGAGCGTATCAGGCAGCAGGCGGCCGCGGAGGGGAAAGATCCCGGTCTGAAAGATATTCTGTATCTCCACTTCACTATGGACGATAACTTGTCCCTGGATGAAGAGATCAAAGCCAGATACAGGAGTATGTACGTTGGAGTATTCTTTAAACGTTACATTATGGGACTGTGGGCGGCAGCAGAGGGAATCATCTACGACATGTTCGACGAGAACAAACATGTTCAGGATATCAAAGATTTCTATCAGCTGCTGGTCAACGGGAACAGGTATGTTTCCTGTGACTATGGTACACAGAACGCCACAGTATTTCTGTTGTGGAATAAAGGAACCAACGGGAAATGGTACTGCATCCGGGAGTATTACTATTCCGGAAGAGACAAAGGTAAACAGAAAACAGATTCAGAATATGCAGACGACCTGAAAGAGTGGCTGGATGGAACTAAGATCAAGGCGATCATCGTAGATCCATCGGCCGCTTCTTTTATTGCAGAACTCCGGAAACGGGGATATAAGGTCCTGAAGGCCAATAATGACGTTCTGGATGGAATCCGGCTGGTTGGAATGCTGTTGAACCTGCAGAAGATCGTCTTTGCTTCTTCCTGCAAAGAAACCATAAAAGAATTTGCTTCTTACATCTGGGATGAGAAAGCCCTGGAAAGAGGAGAAGACAAACCGGTGAAACAATTCGATCATTGTTGTGACGCTGTGAGGTACCTATGCAGCACCATAATCGGCAGAAAAGCAGCACGTTTCCGAGAGATAAGGAGGTGAGAAAAATATACACATTTACAATACCGAGAGAAAGTTTCGATGAGTTAAATCCGGATAAGCAGGTGATCCGCCAGCTGATCAGCAAACACATCAGTAAGGTGGACCGGCTGAAGAAGAATATGTCCTACTACGAAGGAAAGCACAAGATCCTGGATGAGACCAAACGGGAAAACCGCCTGGTGTGCAATCATGCAAAAGACATCTCTGATACAGCCAGCAGCTATTTCATCGGCAATCCGGTGACGTACAAATCAGAGGGAGACATCAAGGCCCTCACAGACGCACTGGAGGTGGCCGGAGCGGACGAGACAGATGGAGACAACGGCCTGGAGGCATCTATCTACGGCCTGGCCTATGAATATGTCTATGTGAAGGAAAACGAGAACAACCTGCAGACCAAGAACCTGTCCTCTGAGAATACCTTCATGGTAAAAGACGACAGCATAGAGGAAAACGAACTCTTTGCTGTCTATTATTATATCCGGAAAGATGATTCCGGGGAGCTTCCGGACCACTATATGGCCACAGTAGTGACCACAAACTATAAGTACGAGCTGGACATTGAGAACAGCAATACGATCCAGGCAACCACAGAGCCGGCGGTGCCCCATTATCTTGGTGAGATCCCGATCATTGAATACCTGAACAATAAACTGGCCATCGGAGATTTTGAACTGCAGATCCCACTGATCGATGCATACAATGCGCTGATGAGCGATCGTGTGACCGATAAGGAGCAGTTTATTGATGCGATCCTGGCCATCTATGGAACATTGCTGACCGATGAGGACGAACCGAACACTGAGGATGAAGACGAGAGCATCCGAAAGGCCAAAGCCCGTCTTAAAAAGTATAAAGTTCTTGAGATGCCGGACACAGCCAAAGCAGAATATCTGACCAGGACTTTTGATGAAAATGGCGTGGAGATTCTTAAGAAAGCCATTGAGCAGGATATCCATAAGTTTTCTCATATTCCCTGTATGTCAGATGAAAGCTTCGGAGGGAACGTCAGTGGTGTGGCTATGGAATTTAAGCTCCTGGGCATGGAAAACATCACAAAGATCAAGACCAGATATTATAAAAAAGGTCTGAGAAAACGAGTTCGGATATTCTGTAACTATCTGGCTTTGCATGGAACCAGCATCGATCCATCCGGGATCACGATGACATTCACCAGAGCACTGCCGAAAAATCTCCTGGAGATATCCCAGATTGTGGCAAATCTGTGGGGAAAAGTAAGCCGGAAGACCTTGCTTTCACAGGTTCCGTTTGTGGAGGATGTGGACGAGGAATTGAAAGCCTTGGAAACAGAGGAAGAAGAGAATCTGAAGCGGCAGCAGGAAGTGTTTGGCATGCAGGATAACACACCACCAGAACAGAATCCGGATGATAAGGAAAAAGTAGATGAGTAGGAAATACTGGGAACAGAGATCTGCCTGGGATATGTATCAGTTTATGGAGGATGCAGAAGAAACAGCAGATTTCATTGCCAGAGTATACCGGAAAGCCTCTCTCCAGCTGGAATATGCTGCAAGAGATATCTTTGAGAAGTTCATGACAAAATATGGTCTGTCAGAAACAGAAGCCTGGCAGATCATAAATTCCATCCAGGATAAAAACTCCATTGATCAGCTGAAACAGGAACTCCAGAACAGGAAAAGGGACAGTGAGATCCTGAAACAGTTGGAAGCTCCGGCGTACCGTGCAAGACTGGAACGCTTGCAGGATCTTATGACACAGGTAGATGCAGTGATGCAGCAGGTGTATCAGCAGGAGAAACAGTTCGATACCAAACTTCTGGAGCAGCTTGGAGAAAAAGCGTATTATCATTCCATCTACAATATGCAGAAAGAAACTGGCCTGGCATTCAGTTTTTCTCATGTAAGCAGGAAGCAGATCGACCAGGCTCTGCAGATGAAATGGTCCGGAAAACATTTTTCAGACCGTATCTGGCAGAACACACAGCAGCTTGCAGATTCCTTGAAGGATGAATTGCTGATCAGTCTCCTTACCGGCCGGACAGACCGGGAAACAGAGGAATCCATCCAGGCCCAGTGCGGAGGGGGAGCAAAGCAGGCCAGGCGATTGGTAAGAACAGAATCCTGTTACATGGCAGGAGAATTGACTGCACAGAGTTATATTGACTGCGGGATCAAGAATTATCGCTATGTGGCAGTGCTGGATCTTCGTACCAGTGAGATCTGTCGGGAACTGGATGGAAAGGTTTTTTCGGTGAAAGACCGGAAAGCCGGAGTGAACTATCCTCCCATGCATCCATATTGCCGCTCTACAACGATTTCTGTCATAGATGATAAAATCCTCAGGAACATGAAAAGAAGTGCTTACAACCCGGAAACAGGGCGTACAGAGATGGTTCCTGCGGATATGACCTATGAACAGTGGTATGAGAAATACGTCAAAGGAAATCTAAAAGCAGAAGCCCAGGAGAAAGCAGTCAAGAACGCTTCGTCAGACCGGAAGCAGTATGAGCGGTATCGGGAACTTCTTGGAAAAGACATGCCGAAACATTTTGCAGACTTCCAGGAAATGAAGTATAATGAACCTGAGAAGTGGGAACTGCTCAGGACTTATGCACGTTCTGTAGATAAAGGCACGATATCTCCGTTATCTGGATTCGAGAATTATCAGAAGATTTATGATGAAATCAATGAAAAAGTTGTTGGTATAAAGACTTCTGAGGGAACAGCAGTAACCAGACAGAGTAAACATTTCATGGACAGAGTAATCGGAACCATGAAAGATCCAAAAACGGGAAGATCACGATCAGGAGTTACCGTGGAAGGAATACGGGATGCGCTGGAGAATCCGGCGAAAGTATTTCCTACGAGAACGGATCCTGATTCAAGAAAAAGCCAGAAATATATTGGCAGACATGGAACAGTCTCATTAGATCCTGAGACGGGGATTCTGATTCAATGCAATCCAACAGATGCAGACTATGTAAGGAGAATAGCAAATGGAAATGCGAAGATTTGAACTAAAAAAAGAGCAGATCGAATTTCTTAAAGAAATGTATCCTGACAATGAGCTGGTTCAGAGAGTACTGAATTGTGAAAATAATGGAGTATTTGAAGTAGATGTGGATACAAAAATTGATTTTATGCTTTTTGTGGAAGATGAGTCGGTATATTGGATGGACGCAAATTATGAGCCATCAGCGAAAACATATATGCTTGAATCAATAAGGGATGATATTTATTATCAGACCAACTGATACCACCAGTCAGAAATGGCCGGTGGTCTTTTTATACCCATTTTTAAGAAAGAGAGGATCAGAAATGAAGTTTGAAGAAGCATTAAAGGCAATGAAAGCAGGAAGTAAAGCAAAATTACCGTCCTGGGGAGGATATTGGTATTGGAGTCCAGAGAAAGAAACAATCATCATGCACACAAAAGATGGACAGGAACTGGATATTCGGGAAACCCAGAGCGTTGTATATACGCTTCAGAATATTCTTTCTGATGAATGGATCATTGCAGATGAAGTAAACTGTCCGCAGTTGGGCGGAGAAGCAACATTTTCTTTCGGGGAAGCTATCAAGTACCTGAAAAGAGGGTCCAAAGTAGCTCGTAAAGGATGGAATGGTAAAAAACAGTACATTCAGCTTGCAACTGGGATTTATTATAAGGCAGCAGATGGCGAAGTTGTAAACTGTGAGCACAATGCTATTGGCAACATGGCAGTGGCTTTTGTAGGAACATCTGGTGTGCAGATGGGATGGCTTGCATCTCAGGCAGATATGCTTGCGGAAGACTGGATTTTTGCGGAGGAGTAGAGAATGAAAAACGAAGAATTTTTAAGGCTTTGTAAGGCGAAAGTAGCTGAATATACAAACTCCCATATGGATAAGACCGATGGAAAACAGATCACAGTACAGGATGTGTACGTGGTATGGAGTTGTAAGACATTACAGAACAGTAAAGCACTTCTGAGCACGACTGTGCCGGATGGAATGTATTATGAGCTGACATATAACGGAGATAAGCACGAGTTATACCTTGATGCTTATAAGAAGTTTCAGAACATGTGCTTTAAACTGTGATTGCGCCGGCGCAACGGAGGGGAGGTGAAGAGAATGAAAGTAAAATGCATCAAAAGATACAGCGACATCTGCTTGAAAGAAATCGTCGAGAAGGGAACTGTTCTGGAAGTAACAGAAAACAGAGGGGAACATCTGATCAGCGAGGGTGTTGCAGAAGCAGTAAGAGAAGCAAAGGCAGCAGCCAAAGGGAAGGAATAGGTAATCCAATTATCTCCCGGTGAGACGCAGGGTGAAGCGTCTTATTTTTTATGCCTTTTTCCGCCAGGCGTTAAAGAAGCGGATTCCACAAACTGAATGGCCCGGGCGTGAGAACGAATAGGCTGGGCAGAAAGGAAAAGATATGAGAAACAGAGTATTCAAAGCAATGTGTAAAGTTCCGATGAACCTGCAGTTATTCGCAGAAGGCGGAGACGGTGCTGGGGCCGGTGAGGGCAATGGCGGCGGATCTGGCGAAGGTACAGGCGGTGAGGGTGGAGATAATCCTCCATCTTTTGATGACTTCCTGAAAACAGGCGGTAATCAGGCGGAGTTTGACAGACGTGTCCAGAAGGCAGTCAATACGGCAGTGACAAACGCACAGGAGAAGTGGCAGGCACTGACGGATGATAAGCTTTCCGAGGCTGATAAGCTGGCCAAGATGACCAAGGAAGAAAAAGCACAGTACATGCAGAAGAAAAAAGAAAAGGAACTTTCCGACAGGGAGGCAGCAGTAACCAGAAGTGAGCTCATGGCAGAAGCAAAGAACAACCTGTCAGACGAAGGACTTCCGGTGGAGCTTGCAGAAGTACTGAATTATACAGATGCAGATGCCTGCAAGAAATCCATGGAAACCGTCAAAAAAGCGTTCCAGACTGCAGTTGAGAAAGCAGTCGATGAGAAGCTGAAGGGCGGCAAGCCTCCGAAAAAAGCACCAGAAACAAACACACAGGAAGCCCTTGAAAAGCAGGTATACAATGCGATGATGGGGATTTTTTAAAGGAGAGTGAATAAACAATGGCAATCAATACTTTAGCAACAGCAACCTTATTTATGACACAGCTTGATAAGATCGCTGTCCAGGAAGCAACCACTGGCTGGATGGATGCCAATGCCGGTCAGGTGATCTATAACGGTGGATCTGAAGTAAAGATCCCGAAAATGAGCGTTCAGGGAATGGGCGACTATGACCGTGAGGCTGGATACCAGCGCGGCTCCGTTACCCTGGAGTACGAGACCAGAAAAATGACACAGGACCGTGGTCGTCTCTTCCAGCTGGATCCGATGGATATCAATGAGGCAAACTTTATCCCGACTGCCGGTGCAGTTATGGGAGAGTTCCAGAGGACACAGGTAGTTCCGGAGATCGATGCGTACCGTATCAGCAAGCTGGCTACAGAAACACTCACTGCAGATAAAGCAGGAATGATCGGAGAATCTTATGTACCGGGAACTGCTTCTACATCTGCTCTGCGTAAGCTGAAAGAAGGGATCAAAGCGGTAAGAGAAAACTATAACGGAGCTCTTATCTGCCAGGCAACACCGGACTTTATTATGGAACTGGAGCTGGAACTTGCAGGCAAGATCACTGCAGTGACCTTCTCTAAAGGCGGAATTCAGACACAGGTTCCTTCTGTAGATGGTGTACCGCTGGTTTCCACACCTTCCAACCGTATGTACACAGCTATCAAGATCAATAACGGTAAAGATAGTGGACAGGAAAAAGGCGGATATGAAAAAGGAACATCCGCAAAGAACCTGAACTTCTTTATCTGCCCTGTAACCACGCCGATCGCTGTCACAAAACAGGATATCATGCGTATCT